GCCACTAGAGGAATACGCAAAATACGTGAAGGAAGGATCTTAATATGAATACTAAAGTAAAAACTTCACGCGAGTCTGAATCTAGAATAAAACTTTCTAGAAAGAAAGATTGGACTCCACCATCCAGTTTGGATGCGCCAGCTGCACCGCAAGGTTATGCACACAGATGGATAAGAACTTCTACAAATGGTTTTGAAGATCCAGGTAATGTATCTAAAAAACTTAGAGAAGGTTGGGAATTCGTTAGAGCCGAAACTGTTATAAGTGAAATCGGTGAACATGATTACCCTGTTATCCATGAAGGAAGACATGCTGGTTTAATCGGAATTGGTGGCCTTGTGTTGGCAAGGATACCGGAGGAGATATTGAAAAGTCGTGCTGAGTATTTTAGAAAAATAACTCAAGACAGAACAGACGCGATTGATCATGATCTTATGAAGGAGCAACACCCGGACATGCCTATCAATATTGATAGACAGTCTAGAGTTACCTTTGGTGGTAGTCGTAAAAAATAATTTTTTTGCATTACCTACTAAGATAGCTTGGATTAATAATAACAAACTAAGTTAAGGAGAAACTAACTATGTCAAACGTAAGTGAAAAGTTCGGTCTTAGACCCTACAGAAAACTAGACGGCACACCATTAGTTGGCGCTCAAAACAGATATACGGTTAAACCCGGATATGCAACTGCGATATTCCAAGGAGACTTGGTAGTTCCTGTTTCTACAGGAAATATCGAAAGACATACTGGTAATACAACGGATGCTGTTATAGGCGTTTTTAACGGAGTTTTTTACAACGATCCAACTACTCAAAAGCCAACCTATAAAAATTTCTACCCTGGTGGAATCACACCAACTCAAGGCGATATTACTGCCTTTGTTGTTGACGATCCAGACGCAGTATTTTTAATGGACGCAGACCAGGCTTTCACGAGAGCGGATTTGTTTAAAAACTACTCAGTTACAACAGCAGGTGGTGTTACGCAAACAGGAATATCAAGTGTACAATTAGATGTAAGCCTTTCAGGAGTGGCTTCAACTTTTGCAGTACAGGCAATAGATATATCGCAGGATCCATCTAATTCGGATACTACTACATCAAATGCTAATATTCTTGTTAGAATTAACAACCACTTCTATAGAGCCGCTACTGGCGGAATAGCTTAATAAAGGAGAATAACTATGGCAATATCACGAAGTCAACTAGTTAAAGAACTAGAGCCAGGTTTGAATGCTTTATTCGGCCTGGAATATAGTCGTTATGAAAATCAGCATGCTGAAATTTTTGCGACTGAAACATCTGACAGAGCTTTTGAAGAAGAAGTAATGTTAAGCGGTTTCGCTTCTGCACCAACTAAACAAGAGGGTGCTGGAGTAGTGTTTGATCAAGCAGGTGAAACTTTCACAGCAAGATACAACCACGAAACAATCGCTTTAGCATTTGCTATCACAGAAGAAGCAATTGAAGATAACCTATACGATAGACTTGCGGGCAGATACACAAGAGCCCTTGCAAGATCTATGGCAAACACGAAGCAAGTTAAAGCTGCGAACATTTTGAACAATGCGCAAGTTACTACTGCAACTGGTGGAGACGGTGAATCCCTAATCGGAAACGCTCACCCATTAGCTACAGGTGGAGCTTTCTCAAACGTTCTTACTGTTGCTGCAGATCTTAACGAAACTTCTCTCGAGCAGTCATTAATTGACATTGCTGGATTTGTTGATGAAAGAGGCTTGAAAATAGCCGCTTCAGGGCAGAAAATGATTATTCCGAAAGAACTACAGTTCACTGCGGAAAGAATCATGAAGTCACCAATGAGAGTTGGAACTGCAGACAATGATATCAATGCAATTAACAACATGGGAATGGTTCCTCAAGGTTACAGAGTTAATAACTTTTTAACTGACACGGATTCGTTCTTTTTGTTAACTGATGTGCCTAACGGACTTAAATATTTCGTTAGATCACCTATCAAAACTGCTATGGAAGGAGACTTCGATACAGGTAATATGAGATTTAAAGCTAGAGAAAGATACAGCTTTGGTTGGTCAGACCCAAGATGTATATTTGGTAACG